TTTTTATCGGATCTATCGGTATCAGGTCTTGTATGCCAGACTGAGGATTACCGTTGTCTATTTGAATGTAATAGTATAATTTGCTGTCCACATACCATTTTCTAAAAATATCATATCCTCTGTTATTAAAATCAAGAAGAGTCAAAATTGTATTAAATTCACCTTGAATCTTGGTCTTTATCTGATCGGACAAGGGAACATTATCCAAGTTTATTCTGACAGGTCTTTTTTGACTACCGGGAACGATTGCATCGTTGACTATATCATCGACGGCTTTATCTACCTCAGAATAGATTGACATTGATCTATATTGCTGAATAAGAGCATTTTCATCCCTAACCGCACCAGAAAAATCAACGAGAGTGCCTTGGACCCCGCCGGTCTCTATTACATGGGCACCATCATATTTGTCCGGAGGGACTACTTGTGGCTGAGGAGGAGATGTTTCCTGTGTGCCATCAGGTCTCTTTTTTCCTATAGTAAAACCCCAAATTTCTAATGCCATAATTTATATTCCTTATTTGTCCAGTATATCAGAAAGATATTGATATTGTAATGTCACGGAAAAAGTAACCAATTCATCATTTTTGTCCATGGATAACATAATGGGTCCTACTTTAGATGGCCAACAATTCACTAGGGTCATTTCTTTTCTGGATATCCCATCTATATCTAGTTGTTTTACGGTCCAGTTATTCATACCCTTACCTGCAGCATCTTGGCTTGGGGTCGCGGCACCAAAACTAAAAGCAATACTAGAATCAATTTTATTGGTAACATGATCGTTGAAATTTTCACTCCAAAGGTGAAAAGAATCCCACAATTTGGTTCCGCCAGCTTCATCTGTATCGTCAAGAACAATTATATCCCACCCAGTATATTCTCTGTTTCCCGGCATTTTAAAGACTCTTCCTCTATAGGGTATCTCCATTGTTGAAATTTTTGAACCGGGGAGAGAAGCAGATTGAATATGAAATTTGGTTACTTGTTTATCTGCGCCTATTGAACCTTCTACAATAAATCTATTTGGTCTATATCCACCATTAAATGAGTTAATGAAAGATGTTATTTGATGTGGAGTAATGTTGGACATATTTTTAACCTATTATCATTGAACAGAAGCACAATTTGTCGGGTTTGGTACTCGTTTAAAATATTGATATTCTAGAGTAATAGCAAAAGTTGTATAATTTTCATTATCAGACATCGAAAATTCTATTGGACCTATTTCGGATGGCCAACAAGAAATCAATTCAACAGTTTTTTCACAAGCTCCATTTATGTCTAATTGAGTAACTGTATAATCTCTCATATATGTTGAAAAATTTCCACCACCGATATTCGGATCACTTGTTTGATTTGCCACATGAGAATTTATTAAAGCAGACCAATCATGAAACCTTTTCCATAAAGATCCACTAGAATTGGGTTTATCGTCCAAAACTACCATTTGCCAAGAGGTATATGATCTATTTCCTGGTATTTTAAATGATCTTCCACGATAAGGAACAGATATTATCGATAAATCAGATCCAGGTAGTGATGCGGCGCGCACAAGATATGTAAAACGATCATCGATATTTTGAGTTCCCCCAAACGAACCAGATATTTTAAATCTGTTTGGTCTGAGTCCGCCACCAAATCCATTTATGAATCCAGATAGAGAATTTGATGATGTTGGGTCTGCCATTTTTAGGGGATATTTAGATTTGTGAATCTAAGTACGATTGTTTCTACCGTCTTAGTTGGCTTGAGAACAATATCTACGACAAATTTGTTATCATTTATTATTGCAGGCGTATTATTACTTTCATCACACACAATGCTGTAATCGACCAATCCGCCAGTACCAACAATAGAAGTCATTATTGGAGTTACACTGTTGACGAAAGATGTTCTTGTGGAAGCATTATTAATTTCAAATAAAAGTTTATTTGCGATTGGATTTATTGTTTTGATGAGATAAATCAATAATCTTGCAACATTTACATATTTGTAAGGACTTGTATCGTCCTCAGCCAATGTTCTGTCAGAAAACAAGAATGTACCCTGACCCGGTACTGTAGTAGCAAAATTTATTTTATTTGCAGTAAGATAGGTTTGAACAGCATTTGTAGGTTGATTTTTTAATCTAATTATATTCAAAATTCTTCCTCTGACATAACCTGCCGGGGAATACCATGGATAATAATCCCTATCGGTTCTTATCAAGCACCCCGCAGCATCCGCCATCAGAGGAGTAGTAATAATAGTTAAATCTTCATCTTCAAGACCAAAATGCTCTTTATCACCAAAAATTGACATTCCATATTGACCAAGACTCAAACCCAATGGTTGCATTCCATTTGCAGTCTGACCCCCGATGCCACCCACAGGTTCTCCGTATCCAGAAATAAATCCAGAAGCACCAACAACACCAAAGCAATCATTTCCTCGCCCAAGAACCAAATTTTTGACTATATTTGCTTGGGTAATTCCATGATCAAGAGCGAAAATAATATCAATATCCGGGAATTTGCTTTTATCCAAAATTGGAGTATTGCTTCTATTCCAAGTCGTAGTATCTCCTGTTATGATACAGCTTCCACCATATTGCAAGAAATTATGAACGGACCACCATTGCTTCGCCAAATACCCATTCGCCCCAATAAAACACTCTGCAGAGGGTCCAACGCTGCACATGGTGATACCATTAGAAGGATCGGGACTTCTAACCATATCAGGACCACATATTCCCGCATATTTTGCCGTGTATTTGTTAACCCAATCAGCCACAGTTGAGATAAGCATATATCCAGCCAAATTATCAGCAACATCGCCAAATTCGGTCAATAAGCTCATCGTAACACCGGTGGTATTTGTTCTATCAGAAAAAACGGCACCTATGTCATCTGATAATCTTTCAGAATCAGAAGACACGAAAGTCTGGTTAAGCAATTCTACAGTCGTTATTAACGCCATTTTCTCTCCTTATTTTCATCTGAAATTATTTAGCGTTTGGAGGGATTTAAACAGGAAATGCCTTCCAATGGTCCTCTCCGTCGATAATTTCGGTCTCTGCCGACGATTCGGTGGAGATAAACCCGAAGGGGGTCAATTCGTTCTCAATGTCATCAATTTCTTCCTCCATCATACCTTTTCTGATATCAATTGAGGTCATATCTTTAAAATATTGCTGTCTACACAACCAAGAGAAAAGTATGAGGCACATTACCAAGTCGTCCGTATGGCCATCTTCCGCTTTCCACCCCTGGTCTCCATATGAAACAAATGTCATCAATTCGTCTATAATATCCTGATCTTCAAGGATAAGACGGTCTTGTTCTACAAGATTTTTAAGAATAGAACACCCGGTTTTTTTGAGGGCTATTGTAGTTCTGACCCCCTGGAGCTTATTGCCTCTACCGAATCCTCCGCTTACAACCTGTCCTTTTCTGCCCTTTGCTACGGTAGAAACTATATTTTCATATTCTAGTTCCGAATGTAATATATCGACAACTTGACCACCGATATCATTGACCTCGACAAGGACCCATGCATTGTTGTATAATCTTGCTACCGATTCGATTATGTTAGGAAAAACGAGAGGGGGGATCAGGTTATTTCTGTATTTTGCAACCAGTTTATAGGGAGAAACGCTTGCGTCTATTACGGTAAAGGCACTGTAATCTTTTCCTATTCCCCTAGCCACATCGACAGTCACGACGTAAATATGACCTGATTTTGGTTCCTGATATATCGATAAACCATCCTTATGTGTCTTTATTGGTCGGTTCCAATTCATGGAACTCAATTTCCATGAGGAGATCAGGGTGTTTGTAGAACCCAAAAACTCGGTATTGTATTCTTGATTAAATTGTTCCAGACTTGTGTTCGCTATTGTTTCTGTCATCCATTTGTCATCTCTCAATGGACCACCAGGATATTTTGGAACATCCCTCCAGGAAACTTCAATTGGAATAAATTCATTTTTCCCATCTTCCCCTTGTTGTTTGGTTGCACCCTTCCAGAGGTGGTAAAACTTGTTCAACCCTCTCGGCGTGCTGGTAATAATTACCTTGGTGTCTTTTCCTGCCGAAATGGTGGGATAGACGCTGGAGAAGAAATCCTCGGCTATATTGTTTGGAATGTGGGCAAACTCGTCCAGATAAATGATGTTCAAGGAAAGACCACGGACAGCGGACGAGCTTGTTGCAGATGCTATAATACGGGAACCATTCTCCAGTACGATAGACCCCTTGTTCCACTCCTTCACGCCTTGCTGGAGCCATTTAGGAATGTATTGATAAGCATTTTTGATTCTTTCAAGAATCTCATATGCAATTGTTTTTTTATTTGCGAGAACAGCAACATTGATGTCCTGATTGAAAAGAACATTCCAAAGAAGATAAGCACACATGGTCAATGTTTTACCGCTCTGTCTGGGTAATTTGCATATCACGAATCTATGGTTCGTGCAAGTTTCTATCATTTTTTTCTGATAAGGGTATGGATGATATGGTATTAGCCCCTCATCCAATGAGACCGCTTTCATGTAGCGAGTAGCAAAGTAAATAGGGTCGCCCGCACATTTGACATATTCTTTCACTTGATCTGGTGTGAAATCCATGTTCACACCATAAGGTTTCAAGTTCACATTATCTCTATATCCGTCAAGTGATCTTTTATTCGCCATTTTTATCTTCTATCTTTATCTCAGCTAATGCTTTTTTTCTGCTTCTTGCACTGTTTATCAGATCCTGTAAGTCCGATGTGGATCCTACAAAAATTGAATTGTTTGTAGTATTGTGTTGAACAACTTTAGATTGTTCCATTGTTTTCATTTTTTGATGGATATCAATGATATCCTTGTTTATTTCAGAAACAGTTTTTATTAGTGTAGCAGCGACTTCATATGCACGGGGAGAATCGCCTTCCTGCGCAACTTTTAATATTCCTTCTATAGCCTCTTCTCCAGTGGCTATAAGATTTCTAAGATTCTTTCTTACTTCCTGAAAATCGCTCTCAGTCTTGTCATCCTTCGGTACTTCTGTCTTCACTATGTTTGTTTGTTTTTTTTCTTCAGGGACAAATGGAATACCCAAGGCACTCCCTATTTCTTCTAGACTCATATATCACCTCATTCTTGTAAAAAGTCAATATTGTCATAATTGAAGATAGCAGTTTGAATTGTTGTTGGAGATTCAATTGCACCAAAAATATAGGATTTAGCGGTGAAAGTATATGAATACATCAAGAGTCTTCTTTCCTCAAATGACCCTTCTGAATCC